CGGCATCTCTCGATATTTTTAGGGCTAATCTGTGTTGTTCCTCACGACTTAATTCTTTTAGATTAAGAGTTTGTACCTTTATATTATTATTTATATCATCTAATACTTGGTTGTATTGAAACAATATACTTGTTCCACTAATATATTGTTCGTTTTTATTACCATAGGCGTGAGTATTAATAATTTCTTCATTATTTAATGCACCTAATATAGTACGGTATGTATTCATAGCAACACTAAGCATTTGTACATTAACTTGTAGTGCTATTACCGGACCTACTATGTTTTGCATACCTTGTGCGGCAGCAAATAAAGGTGTTATTACATCACTTAAAGGACCTGTTAATAAACCTGCTATTTCTCTATTAAACATAGCCTGTTTTTGGTTTGCTAGTGTTAAAGAAGGCATAAGTGCATCTCCTATAGCACCTGCATATTTTTTAACCTGTGCTTCGGATTGCTGTAATGCGAAAAGATTTGTGTTTTGCCTTCTTTGTATTTCCTCTAATGCAGGTGAAAGCCTAATCAAAGCCTCAAACTCTAACTCTAATGTTCTATTATAGTTTTCGCTTAACTTTAAGAATCTAGTATAGTGTCTATTACCTGCTACTTTTTGGGCTAAATCCATACGTTGTTGTTCATTTAATTCGGGGTATATATCATTTAAATCCCTAAATATATCAGAAAGACTTCTTAGTACACCGTTTGAATCTTTTGTAGCAATACCTAAATCATGGAATGCGTCTGCTGCGCCGCTTGTGTTAGCACCTAACCTAGCGTATATCATACGCAAAGCACGACCACCCTTACCTTGTTCTTCACCGGCTTCAATAAGTGTAGCCGACATAGCGGCCATACTAGCAATAGATTGTCCGGCTAGGTGAGCCTGTGATGCGAATTGATTCATAACAAAAGTTATTTGATTCATCGTAGCAACCGACCTATTTTCAATTGTGTTAAGTTGGTCTAGGATTTCCATTGTATCTCTTCTTATAATATTGCTTTTCTTTTCAGCAGACATATTTTCTTCAATAGACTTTGTCATAAAGTTTGTTTGTTGCTGTAAGTTTACCATACGTTGCATAGCCGCTTCGGTGTCCATATCAGATATAAGACCAAACGCCATACCCATTTCAGTACCCGCACCCATAGTACCCGCACCTAAAACACCGGACAGTTGAGCCATTTTTGCCGCAGCCCTAAAGGACTCATCGGCAGCAAAACCAAAACCTAAACCTATTTGTTCTACTTGTGCTGTAACAGTATCTATATCTTCACCGGCAGAAATAAACTTTTCCATTTGTATTCTTGCTTCTTCAATTTCTTCTGCGACAGGAACGGTAGCATCTACCAACGCTGTCATTTGGTCGCCAATAGCGACTGCTGCATCCTGTACACCCATTATAGCATCTAGCATAATAGATTGGAAAACAGTAGATGCCGCTTTAGCATCAGTAATTAATCTTTTTGCTTGGAAAGTACCAATAACATCGAACATTACTCTTGATGCACCGGCTACTTGTATTACAAATAAAACAGCCACAAACAAAGGCATTAGATTCATAAAAGGTAATATCAACAAATCATTCATTTTTTCCACTCTCGCCCCTAATAGGCACCCCGCTATCTCTAAGTGCTTCTAGTAAATCACCACCGTTTGATAATAGTTTTCTTTGTTCTCTTCTTTGTTTCATGCGAGAGACTGCGCCTTTAGCGTCAGTTTTAGAGTCTTTTGTAGCAGCAGTTATTTGTTCGCCTATTTCACTAGCAATTATTAAATCTAATTCCATTTTGTATGAACCGCCCTCGCAATCATACCTATCCCATAGGTCCGAGGGTAAAACCCCCTTGTAAGCCATACATAGAGAGGGGGCTACTCTAATAAAGTTTATAAAGGGACTGCGCCCTCGTCTACATCACCACGAACAAACGCTAAAATACCATTTAATTCATCTATTGTAAGAGTATCTAAATCAAAATCTTCATCTAAAATACAGTCGGGAACCCACGCTCTAATTTGTCCTTCCATTCCTGCATCCATTTCATCAAGCATTGTAGCAAACTCTTCATTTTGTTCATCTGTCCAATCAGAAGGGTCGCCGGCGTGTTTCATTTTTCTAAAGGCTCTAGCCTGTAGATTTGTTATTTTGAGTTTAGCCATACCGGATGCTTGTTTGACCCATATTCTTGTTCCATCATTTAATTCTATTTCTTTTTTTAGTACCGGCATTTCTATCACTCCTTCTTTTTTCTTTTGGCTGTTCCGCCTCGCTTATCAGACGGATTGTTCCATCCTCTTTAATTTCCCAAACACCTAAAGTGTTTATGAAGGTATTCCTATCATTCATTCTTCTTCATCTTCTTTTGGGGTAAAAGAACGGGGTAATGCTTTCATTACTTTATCCCATTCCATAGAATTAATTGCTTCTTCTCTTGTAGGTGTTTCTATTATTCTATATCTTAACATACCTAAAGCATAGCCTTCTTTTCTTCTTGATTCTTGCGACCACCACCAAACATCTTCGGCAGGGTGTTGTCCTAATGCTGCGGCTAGTACTTCTATATCTTTACTTGCTACTAATACTTTCATTTTTACACCTTATTGTTTTTTAGATTTTTTAGCAGCCTTTTTCTTTGGTGCTGCTTTCTTTTTTCTCTCGATAAGTTTTTCAACTAATCTACCATCTTTTATTTCTTTAGACCAAATGTTTCCTTCTTTATCTTCGTATGTTTCCATCTTACTCACCTTATGTTTATGCTACATCAATCCATACTACGGTCAATGTAATAAAATTACTATCTTTCTTTCTTGAAGTATCACAAGAAATTACTACGTCATCGTTGGCTATTGCAGCCCTAAATGCTGTTTGTACTTCTGCTGCTGTACCTGTAAAAGCATTTACCTTTAGTTTGGTTTTGTCTGCAATTACTGTACCACCATTGTTAGCCATACTTAATCACCTCAATATGCTGCTGTTTGTATATTTGCACCCGCTAGAGTCATACTTAATGACCTACCGGAAGAAGGATTCATTAGTGCTGTAAAGTTTACAGACATTGTGTTTGTGTCTCTACCACTTACACTTGCACCTGTTGGTGCTTCAAATTGTAAATGACTAAACTCAATAGTTAATATATTTGCTGCTACATCTTCTTCTGCAAATGTTAGTTTCATAACAGGCGCACCACTAGCACCGGCATTCATTAGTGCTAATCCACCTTCTGCTGTCATTGATTGATATGTAGGTTCAGTTGCTACTTGTGTGTAAACTACTTCGTTAAACTCAATACTACCGCTAACTTCCATTAATTGTGAAGCAGGTGCGGTTCTATAAGTACTACTACCTAGACCGTATGAATTATCTGTATCTCTATTTAAAGATACGTCAAAAGAAATTGATTTTACTTTTCCTGTTGCGGTTCCATCAACTGCACCACTACCTGCACTAAAATAAACATTACCGTTAGCAAAATGTAAAGCGTTTAATGCTACACCATCAAAACTAGGGACTACTAAATCTCCTACACCGGATTCTGCCCTACCTACAAAGTCTACACCTAACATAACGTATTCACCAACATTTGCAGATAGACTTAATTTATCAACCATCATACCTGTAAATGTATGTTGTTTATCTTCTCTACCTACTACTACGGTAAAAGAAGGGTATTCAATTTTATATGCTTCCGAAGCACTAAAAGTACCGGCACTATGAGCCGAAGTATATCTGTATAAATCGTTTTGGTAATATACATATTCCCCTACTGCGTAAGACGTACCTGTATTAAAAACACGTGTATTACTTAGATTATTACTAGCGTATGAAGCAGCCTCAAACTGATGAGAGTTAGGGCTACCTGTTGTGACTTTATCATCCGGTAAAATACTATGGATTAACATACCCAAGAAATCATCTACTTGCATAGCAAGATTTAGACTACCTGCGGAGTATTCTGTTCCTGTTTGTATTTTAGCAGCAATTTGCCTACTAATGTCATTTCTACTCATCATTTCTAATGTAGTTTCTAGCGATTCATCGTCTACTTCTCCAAAAATTGCTGTTCCGGGGCTGCCGCCGTAAGAACCTTCTTTTGCTATGGAAACATATCTATTTAAAAACTCAACCATAATATTACCTCTATGTAATCATTACAACGCAGGGAGTCTCTTATCAATATTATCGCTGTCTCATATCTATTCTACGCATATACGTTAGATTTAGTGTGTGTACACATACTGTTTCATCGTCATCCATTTTTGTATCAAACTCGGCGTTATAAGATATAAGACTATCTGTAGTACCACTTACCCCTGTTTTAGTATATAACTCATCGAATACTTCTCCTAATATATTTAAGCCTTGTCTATAAGCATTTTCGTAGTTTGTACCTCTAGTTGTAACATAAACAACAACATCATAATTTTGTGTAGTTTTAGAACCTGCTAGAGAATCAAAACTAGGAGATTCTACACTAGGTACTATAACGTGGATATTAGGTACAGTATATCTGTTTATCATTTCAGAGGAAATATCATACCCATACATAATATTACTGTCCGGTACTTGTGATTTTAGATATATTTTTTCTGTATTTTTAAGTAAATCAACAATACTAATACCCATTCTAGGTACTGCGTTTTGTGCAAAAGCACTTGTCATTAATTCTTCGGGAGTAAATGCACCAAACTTAGAATAATATACATTAGACCATTTTATATTACCACTTGTATTACCCCATTGTACAATTTTAGATGAACCACTAGCACCTGTAACACTACTAAATATATCTTCGGCGTTATCATCTTGTATAATTTCATGTACATACATTTTAGCAACACCTGTAGAATCTAAAGTTAATCTTAAAACTAAAGGAACAGGTTTACTTTCCGTTAAAAGTAAATCTAAATTACTTACTGTCACGGTACTATCTCCTACTAATTTTAAAGATGTAGCATTACCTGTACCCTTTACTTCTACTTTATGCGTACCGTTATCTAATTTTATAAGTACTTCGTCATTATTAGGTGCGGTAGTATAAGACAAACAAGCAACAAATGTGTACGCTGTATTAGTTGTAGGTGTTATTGTATATGTTCCGCTTGTTATAACCCAATTACCACCGGATGCAGAACCACTACCGGATGCAGCAGTCCAAACATCTTGAAAATTACCTGTCAAACCCGTAGGGTCTGTACCATTCATTCTACTATTCCAATATTGTGTTGTCTTTGCTACTGTCATATTTATTGCCCCTTTAATCTTGCTTTCATTGTACCCGCTAACGGACTTGTTTTTCTAGGAAAACTATATACCCTTTTAGCATAAAGTTGAGTAAGTGATTTTTTCTTTCTTGTCATTCTACTACCGAAAACACCTGTTGGTTTTTGTGCTGTAGTCAATTCCCCTGTTTTGGGGTCCATTGGTGTACCTTTGTCAAAAGAACCTACTTGAATACTAGCCATTTGAGTTATAGGTAAGTTTTGTGCCGGCCATGCGTATGTAATTCCTTTTTTATTTTTGTGGTAATAACCTAAAGAATCACCTAATGTTTCGTATATATCCCCATCTTGTTTTTGTGTATTACCATGCCACTTAGATTTTAATTTTGTATTACTAGAAGTTTGGCTTTTCATAACATAATATTGGTCTTTTGTTAATTGTATTCCTTCGTTAGTAGCAATCCTTAACGCCATTTTTCCCGCTTCGTATGTATCATTTGCTACAAAAGCATTTATTTTTTCAAATACTTTACCGTCAAATATAGTAGTAAATCCTAAAGTTTCCCTTTTATTAAAACCTCTATCTCTACGGCCCGGTTGCGTTGCGGTTTTTCCTTTTTTTGATATTTTACTAAGACGCATAGAAAGTTTTTTATTTGTCTGTAAGTTTATATGTTCTCTAAGTTTTTTCTCTTGTTTTTTTACTTGGCCTTGTACATTTACCCTAGCATCAGCCATTAAAGGTAATTTAGGATAACCCGGATATTTTCTACCTTTTAACTGTACATAAAAAGGTGCAGATTTATTACTACTTCCTTTGTTATCTTTCTTAGCCATATTTTTACCTCAAGAAAAACTACCTAAATGAGCCAATCTTGTTAGGTTATTTACGCCTCTTTCTCTTAATATATTACCTCTTAGATTATCTCCTGCCGTCTGCATAGTAGATTCATCTTCCATGTAGTACGCTGCTGATATATCCGCACATATTTCTCTAAGAACGTGTGCAAACTCACCCTGTTGTACTGTAACACCACTTGCGTGTGCAATAGAAACTCCTGTGACACCTGTTAAATCATTACTAGATTTTCCTGTCCAAGATATTGTATCTCCGTCAATATTACCACTACCCGCAGTAGCAAAAGCACTTGCGCTTGTTAGTGTTATAGTAGTAGCACCTACTGATACAGCCCCGTTAGCGGTAGTTTCTATAACAATAGGATTAGACCTACCATAGTCATTATAAACTTGCTCTATTTCAATAGAGGCTCTACGAATTGCTACTTGTAAAGTATTACCTGCTTGTATTCTTTGGGCTGAATTAAGACCTAATCTAAGGCCCACATCACTTGTAGAACAATAATAAACCATTTAAACCAATAACTCCTAAGAATAATATCGTGTTAAACCAAAACATACGCTTGTTTGTAGTTTGGTATTCCTTAAGTGTCTTTTCAATATTACTAACTGTGACAGATGTACTAGCAGATGTAGAACCTAGATGTTTTACCCAAGTATTCCATTTTTCTATATCGCTAGTCATATTATCACATTTGTGTAGAAATACCCATAGCCCCTGCTACTATTGCTATTAAGGTAAAAATAATTTTTTGCATATTTCCCATATATGTACCTATTAAACCATTAGTTATTTCTAACTCGGTAGCCACTTTAGCAAGCCCTGTTTGCATACTTACTTGGGATTGTACTAATTGTTCAATTAATCTTTCGTGTCTTTTTACAGACTCTTCTAAATTGTCTAATCTTATTGAGACAACATCAGAGTCAGCCACTAAGCCTCACCCATGTGTGCTTCTAATCGAGCCACAAGGTCTGCTTTTTTGCCTTTTACTGAAAGACCTGCTTCTTTTAACTTCTCTTTCAATTCTGCAACATTATGAGAGTCAAGAGTTTTTTCTATTTTCTCTATCTCTTCTTTTGCTTCTTCGGCTTTCTCCTTAACCTCGTCTACTGAATCTAATAATTCATCTAATGTTATTTTTCCATCAGCATTTAGTACTAGGTATTTTTTATATAAAAATACACCTATACCCGCTAATGCTACTAAAGATAACAGTATCAATTCTATATCATCTAATAATGATGAAGAATCTAGGGCTATGCAATCTATTGTTTCGTTAAGTGCATTTAGGCACGTTTCTTTTGTTGTGTTAGTTGTGTTATTCATTTTTATTCCTCTCTATCGTATATTACTTGCTTAACTGCTGAATGCGGTATAACTGTAAATGCTCTTTCGCTGCCTCTTCTATAAATCTTGAACCCATGAGGTGTCTCTTCAATGTTTACATTGGTATATGACTTTTCGGGCGCAATATACACTATTTTACCTGTTCTTACTTCTCCCAAAAAATCACACCCAACGTGGACCTTCGGCCCATCCTACTAGGCTTGTTCT